ATGTCGAGGTAACCCTGCACCATGTCCTCCTTCATCCAGCGCAGGGCCTCCGGCGCATCCTCTGTATAGGCCTCGTCGATCAAAGCATCGTGGATGGTGGCAGCCATGCGCGTGCCCATGTGCTTGCCACGATCGGCAGCGTCCTCGAGCCGGGCCCGGTGCCGGATGATCGCGCGCGCCATGACGCTGAGGGCTGCGCGCTGCACGGGGTAGTTTGCACACTTGGGCAGGGCGGGCTTCTTGCCCAGATAGATCGTGCCGCCGTCGACCATTGGCAGATAGCCGTCGCTCAGCGCGTGGTTCATCATCGTGTTGCGCAGGCCGAATGCCTTGGGGTAGCGGTCGTCGATTAGATCCTGCGCCCGGGTGATCGAGGTGCGAAGCGTGCCTGACAGCCCCATCGCGCCTGACCCATAGATGATGCCGAACGACACGCCCTTGGCGTTCGATCGGATCTCTTTGCCCTCGGGCGTCTTCTTGTCAATCTTGTAGCCTGCCATGTACGAGCCGACCTCGCTGTGCAGATCGCCATGCACGCAGTCATAAAGCAGCTGGTCATCCTCTGCGAGCAGCGCCAACACCTTGAGTTCGATGCCGCTGTAGTCGAGCGACACCAACTGCTTCTTAGGGGGCGCGATGAACGACAGACGCACGCTGGTGAACTCACCCAGCAGCTCGCGATCGCGCGGGAACTGCTGCGCGTTTGGCGAGCTACTTGAGAACCTGCCGGTCACTGCGCGCGAGATGTTATAGGACGGATGCAGCCTGCCGTCGCTGGCGTTCTGCGCCATGTTGATCAGCTTGTTGCCGAAGTTCGATAGGTACTGATTGATCGTGGTCAGGTCGGCGATGTTAAACAGCACCTCGGCAAGCGGGCCCTCGCCACCGGCGAGCGCCGCCATCTCTTTGCAGGTCGCGGTCTTGATCTCGAGCTGACCCGTCTTTTCGGTTCGGGGCCAGTGGTTGAGGTACTCGTCAGGCAGGATCTGGCCAAAGTAATCCGACCACTGCTTGCGCGACTGTAGGTTCTCGACCTCATCCTCACTGACCATCTCGCGGATCTTGGCAGTAAAAGCCACCTGCTTCTTCTCCCACAGCGCGACCAGCTCTTTGTGGCGCGCCTGATCCAGCAGCAGGCCTGTCTCGCGCATCTCGTGAACCGGTACGATCAGGTCATCAAGCATGGCCTGTGCCTGCCGCGCAGACGGGTGCTCGTCGAGCTGAGCCTGCCAGTGCTGCCACAGCCTCCACGTCCACAGCGCGTCGTCTGCTGCGTACTGCAGCTGCTCTGCGCTCAGCTCTGGCGCGGCCCAGTTCGAGATCTGCTGATCCTTGGGCATGTCGTACTTCAGGTCGGCCTTGAGCATCCGCGCCAGCGACATCTGATCTCCGCCCATCCGGGCGCGGCGGGCGTGCGCCACCTCAATGACCTTGACGTGCGGCGCGTCAGCCGCGTCGAACCACTGGTATTCAAACCCAGCATTGAACGCGATCCATGTGCCGTCCTCGAACCATTCGGCATAGGGTGCAAACGAGCCACCCTCGAGCGCCCAGAAGTCGATGACTGCCCAGACGTCGTCGTTGTAGATTTGAGCCAGCCTGACCTCGCTCTCCTGCGGGCGCAGGCCGGTGGTCTCGAAGTCGAGCGCTGCCAAACCGTCTCCGATCTGATAGAGCAGATCGCTCAGCTCGTCCTCTGTCGTGATCATCTGGTATTCCATGTGGGCCTCCCGTGGTGTGGAGAGGCGGGCCCGAAGGCCCGCCCCGTTGTCAAGCGCGGCGTGCGCGCCGGGTGCGTGCAGGCTTGACCTCTTCCTGCTCAGGCTCGGGCTCTGCCTCTACCTGCGCGGGCTCTTCCTCTGGCGCGTCGTCACCGCCGAGCATGGCTGCTGCCTCCTCTTCGGTGATCCACTCCTCGATGTCGAACTTCGGCTTAAAGTTCCATTCGCCTTGAGCTTGAAACTTTTCGCGGGTGAATTTGAACAGCGGGAAGTTCGGCTCGCCACTGATCGTGCGCTGGGCGATCTCGTCGAACAGATCAGCGACGGCGTTCTTGCCGCTGGTGCTGTTGGTGCTGAACGAATACTGCACCACCTCGCCTTCGCTGGACATGAAGCCGAAGCCAAGCATCGATTGCCAGCCGTCCTGCGCGCGGGCGTAAGGGCCCTTGTCCTCAAGCTCACGCTCAGGGATCGCCATGTTGGGCTGGTAGATCGACCACTGGTGGCGGGCCACCGGCTTGTTGTCTTTCCAGCAGATCCAGCCACGGAAAGCAGAGCGCGGCTCCATCAGGAACAGCTCACCCTGATCGATGTCGTCACGGTCACGACCATAGGTGATCGCCCCGGTCTTACCAGAGAACGAGACGTACTCGACGCCCTCGCCACCTGATCCTGTGCTCTCTTCGGCACCGGTAGAGGCAAGGGCTTTGGCCATTGCGTCCTTGTCGAGGCTTGGGAGGTTTCCGCCTTTGGCGTATGCGGTCAAAGATGTAGACATGTTGTGCTCCTTTTCTACGTTGCACGTTTCAACAGAGGCTGTCTGGGCCTCATTCAACGGTCAGCCGTTCGCTTGGCTTACCGGTCTTCATGAAGGGGCTGAGATCGATCCCTGCCTTCTCCATCTCTTTCCAGTCATAGGAACGACGTCCTGCGACTGGTGTCAGTTCGACCTTGTGGTTGCCCACGATCAGGTCACGCGCATTGCGCGCCTTGAGCTCACTCTTGATGCTCTCTCCAGCGTCTGCTTTTCGAGACTTGGCAGCGGCCTCGTCGGCTTTGGCGAGGACGTACGCCTGCACTGCAGCGTCGAGACCAGACCCGCGATTGCCGCGACTGACGGTGGCCTCGCCCTCGATCTCGATGCCGCACTGCTCAGCGAAGGGGCATCCGCCATACTTCTTGCACTGACCGTCGCGCTTACCTTCGCGGTCGAGGCGGTCTGCGCTCTTGGCGTTGAGCATGCGCTTGGCGCGGGGTGCCAGCCGATCGAGGATGTCGCGATCGCGCTGGACCTCGAACTCGAGGATGTCGTTGTAGTTTGACGCATCCATGTAGACGAGTTTGCCAGACACCGGCTTGGGAAAGTCGTCATCCTGCAGGTGTGCGAGCTCCATGCCGATCTGCAGCTGCGTGATGTGATCTTGCCGGGGCAAATAATTGCGGTTGGTGCGCGGGTCGATGGTCTTGAACTCCATACCCAGCCAGCCCTGATCGGTCGACATGTACCCGTCAGGCGTCGCGCTGATGCGGTGGTCATCCGATACAATCGAGACTTGGTCGTCGCCGCAGTAGGCGATGTCTGCCCCAGCAGCCAGCAGGCAGTCGACAAGGTAAAGCTCACCCTGCTTGCCGCGGCGGGCAAAGCCCCAGTCCTGCTCGACGGCAGGCAGGTTGCGCTCGTACCACTGCTTGCGGATGCAGCTGTCTGCGCTCGAAGCGTTCAGGTATTTCGAGCGATCAATGCCGAAACCCTCGTCGTCGTCCAGCGCCTGAGCGCCCTGCAAAATGATGTCCTTGATCATTGGTCAATCTCCTCTGCTGCGCGCATGGCGTACTCTGCCAGCGCATTGGTGGCGCGTTCGAGGCGCGCATAGATGCCGCTGAAATCTGCAGTTGCTTGCATACTGCGCTTCACTGCGTCTTCGCGCTGCATCTCCATGCGACCCATCATGCGCACGCAGGACCACAGCACCTCGGACGCGGCGTCTGTCTCACGGGTCGGCGTGCCGCTCTCGCGGAACGACGGGTAGAGCTCGACCATCCGCTCGAACGCCTCTGGCCCGATGATGTCGGTGATGGTGGGAGCAGGCTGTGGTGCCTGCAGGTTGTCGATCTCTGCGCGGAGCTTGGCGTTCTGCGCCTCGAGATCTGCGATGGTAAGGTCTTTGCTCATTGTGCTGCCTCCTGATGGGCGTCTGATGTTGCGGTGTGGGCCCGGCGCTTGGCGGTAGAGATCGCGTGCACCGCCTTGGCCAGCTTGTTTTCGACGTAGAGAGTGTCGACGTGCACGGGCTTGCCCTGCCCCATGCGATGCAGGCGCGCATAGAATTGATCCATGACGCTGGGCGACCAATCTTCCTCAACCACCACAATGGCGTTGCCGCCCTGCTGCAGGTTGAGGCTGACGCCCATAGCTGCGATCTGCCCGACGAGAACGTCGAGCTCACCTTCGTTAAACTGGCGCTGCAGCTCTGTCTTCATGGCTGCCGAGGTGCGCCCATCGAGCTTACCAACGCGCAGCTTCTTCAGATGCAGCAGCTCGACCAGACCGTCGATGACCTCACGATGCCAAGCGCCAACAAGGATCGCGCCTTGCTCTGCGTCGGCACGCTGCCAGATGAAGTCGGCGGCCTCGGGGATCATGGACAGGCCCATCTCACGGCGCATGGTGGCGAGGTTCTCATCGTTCTGGGCGATGGCCTGCTCGATCTGCGACATGGTCATCTTCTCGATCGCACGATTTATCGCGCCGAGACCCGACACTTCGACCGCCAATCTGGTATGTGTAAGGGAGGGCATGCTCTCCCACACGTCGTCCAGCGTGCGGCGGGTCGCGCAGTCTGCCAGAATGGCTCCAAGTTCGTCCAGATTGCGCGACCCAACCGTCATAATCACAGGCCGACGCGAGCCGGGAAACGTCCGCTTTTGCGTAATGCAGTAACGCAGATTGTAGCGGTCGATGTTGAGCGCGCCGATCTTTTTCTTGATCTGCTGGGGCGCGGCCCGGAACAGGAAGGGGATAAGATCGTCAGCCCAGCGGGTCATCGGCGAGCCAGTGAGCAGCCATGTGTGCTGGAAGGTCTCGCACATGCCGCCCTTGCCAAGGATGGCCTTGGTGCGCTTGGCCTTGGTGCTCTTCAGCGCGTGGCTTTCGTCGCAGATCAGCGCGGTGCGGCGACCGTTGAGCAAGGCCTCAGCCCAGCGCATTAGCTCATGCTGGCGCTTGGTCGCGATCTCGTACGAGCAGATCAGGATGTCGGCGTTGGGATCGATCTCGGTCGTGCCCTTGGCGAGGATCTGCGGCGTGCACTCCATGTGGTCGGCAGCCTCTGCTGCCCACATGCGAAGCGAGATCGGTGGGCCGATGATGACTGCACGCAGCACGTCGGCCTCGAGCAGCGCCTCAAGCGCGGTGCGGGTCTTGCCGGTGCCCATGCCATTAAAGCATCCGGCGATCTTGCGTGACGCCAGAAACTTGGCGTCCTCAATTTGGTGGGGGAGAAGTTCCATGTGGTGTGTCCTACTTCGCTACGTCATACGGCACCCAATCGGGGTACAGGTCGCATCATATGATGCTGATGGCGGGCCCGTCAAGAGGTGATCGGGCCGACCGGTGCGTTTTCTTGGTTCTGGTATTTGCCGTCGCCATAATCTGCGGGCCATTCGAGGTGGTGAAACAGTACCTGCGCTATGCCTGCACCTGCGGGGATATGGAGCGTTCCGTGCCCATGGTACACCAGCTCGAGCGTCAGCCAGCCTTTCCATCCGGGCTCGATCACGGTGTTGAACACCGACAGGCCACGGCGTGCCCATGTACTTTTGTCGTGCACGACGCCGACCAGCGTCTTCGGCATCTGGAAGCGCTCGACCGTGCTGGCGATGGCAAAGCGCGCATCCTCGCTCAGGAACAGTTCCTGCTTGATGCGGATGTCGTAGCCCGCTTCGGACAGGCCGTAGCTAACGCCATGCTCGCGCGCCTTGTGGTCGATCATCTCATCGATCGGTGCCTCGTGCAGCAGACCCTTGCCGTTCGTTATCATGCCTGCATCCCCTTGGCGCTGGCGAGGTACCAGCCGTTCCTCATGATGACCATGTCGCTGTCGTCGAGATCGAGCAGTGCGCCCTGCACGGCCCGCTCGTCTTCGCCGATCGCCTGCGAGATCTCGGGTACCCGCTCTGCGATTTTGATGTCGCGCAGATGCGCCATGATCTTATTTTTTAGGTTTTCCATGTGACCTCACCGCGATGTAGTGGAACTGCTTGGGCTTGTCGGCCCGTTTCCGCACCAACAGTACCAGACCAGCGTCGCATGCGTCCATGGCCTGTCTGCACACCTGCCCCCCTGCGTACTCGCCGGTGTGGTAGATGATGCGAGATCCGGGCATGGCGTCGCGCGCCCACAGATCAAACGGGCCTGTCAGTTCTCGTAGCTCAGCCATGGGTCAGGCCCTCCGGTCTGGCGACGGGGCGCGGCGAGCAGAACGGCAGCACGCAGCGCGTCTCGTCGGTGTAGAAGACGTGATGCCCAACCTGCCCTACCGGGGTGAAGATGTCAGCCCAGAAAGGGTGCACGCTGGTGGCATGGAAGTAGGTCGCGCCGTGACCCAGCACCTCGCCTTCCAGCGCCTGTGCCGCGATGTCCCGCGCGGTCGACCACGCGACCAGATCCCGAGGGCGCTCGGCCTTGCCGTCGCAATAGAACGAGAACTGGCAGTCCCAAGGCTCGGGGCCGCGGTCTTCCTTGACGACCTCGCACACGGTGCCGGGGAAGTCCGGATGCTGGACGCGGTTGATGACGACCTCGGCGACGGCGAGCATGCCGTCAGGCCCCTCGCCGCGGGCCTCGTAATACACCGCCATCGCGAGGCAGGTTGCTGCAGTGATCATGTGATGTTCTCCTTAGAAGGGCGGGTCTTCGCCCGGGTAGGCGGGCCGCCATGGTTTCGGATATTGCGGGCCGCTTGACCCCCAGCCTTGCCAGCTCCGCCTCAAGCTCCGGCGGCAGCACGGGCGCGCTCGAACATGATGTCGGTGATCTCGCGCAGCACAATGCGGTGGGCGGCGTCGAGGCGCGGGTTCTCGCCCTCTAGCTTGAGTAGGTGATAGGCGGCGAGCCCGGACATCAGGTCGCTTTCCTTGGTGTCGTGCCCGCGCTCAGCCAACGCAATGGCGAAAGTGTTGCCCAATTCGCGGATCTCGGCAAAGGCGTTGTCTTGGCTGATCATCGAGCTGCCGCCGCCGACGTTCTTGTACATGGTGAATTTCATGGCTTGTTCTCCTGTGGTGTGATGGGTGACCCCGGCTTATGCCGAGGCCTTCTTGATGGCGCGCTGGTAGGCGCGGTCAATACACTTTGCGCCATAGGCGCGGGCTTCGTCGAGCGTGCTGAACCGCTTGTAGCTGGCGACCGGAAGGGGGCCGAAGCACTTGCCGTCGCGCATGCCGTGAGGCTCGACGAGGAAGGTCTCTTCGAGGCGATCCTCGACGTTCTCAACGGGAACGATTGTGTGGCTGTCAGCGTCGATGACCCAGAACTCGCGGTCGATGGTGTACATGTAGCCGATCTCGCGGCCACGATTGTCGAGCATGCCGAAGGCCTCGACCTCACGACGCACCTGCTCGCGCTCGGTGCGGGCGATGCGGACGTACTGGATGCCGCGGCTTTCGAAGCGGTCGGCGAGGGGGATGTCGTTGATGTCCATAGTAAAGCTCCTGTGGTGTGGTGCAGCAGATATAAGATGCTGATCAGCAGCTGACAAGGGGGTGCGTGAAAGTTTTTTCGCGGATTGACCAAGGCATGGTGCCACGCCTATGCTGGGGGTCCAAGAAAAAAGGCCCAGCCGGGTGAGCGGCTGGGCCAGTTCAGGGAGGATCGTGGCGCGAGCACTCCCGGCAGTATGAGCTACTGCCACCATATCTCGTGCATGATCCTTCCGTCAACACCAGATGGAGTGGAAAATGAGTGAATTGAAACAAGCAGCGGTGCAGCTGGC